CCACGCTGCACACGAGATATCCCAGCCTTTCTTGTCAACATCGGCAATTTCGTCACTCCCATCATCTAAAGACTTGTAGATACGATGGGCTCCACCGCGTGCCCAAGACATGCCAACTTTCGTAGGGATAGTCTCGAAATTCTTGAGCTCAGCGGCCAGGGAAGGACCGAAGAAGTAGCGATGCACAAGTTGGTACTCAAGTGGCAGCGCCCAAATCAAACGGTAACGACCCTGTCGGATCTTTTCAACCTTGTGCGGTTCAGGTTTCACAAAAATTCGAACCGTCGGTTCCGGCAATTTTTCGCCGCGACGCAAATGGTTCATAAGGATGACGAATTTGTGTTTGACCTGCTCAACGAGCACCGGATTATCCATCACTTGGCGATTGGTGGTAACTCCATCCCAAACGTAGGAATACCCGGGCGAGGATTTTGGATCGACACTCAAAAGCAATTCTTCAAAAATGCGGTTTGCAACAACCTTTTCACTTGGAAAAACGTCCCACAAACAAAACCAACGTGCACTAGTGTACAACTGTTCGACACAACTCAAACAATCGCGCTGCGCGGATTCAGGCGGCGCGGGGCTGGTATTGAAGATTTTTGGGACTTGCATTAAGAAGGATTTCTTTTCTCCTCTTGCGGTGGTGTCGGGTTGACCGTATTTGTCACCAGACTGCTTGATCCACTCGACGGGGGCGCCGGGTTGGACAAACCACTGCTGCTGGGGGTGTTTAAGGTCCCGCTCGCGAGTAGCACTGACAACGAAGGGCCCAATTTTAGCTCCGGTTTTGAACGCGGCGGCAAGATCATCACCTGATTCGGGAGGTCGGAATAGATCAACAGGAGTCGTCCATCCGCCAAGAGAGCTTTTCGTCGCGTCTTTGGCTGTTGGTCTTTCCCCAAAACTGCTTTCCCCTCCTTCATCACTGGTTCTGCTTGGCTCCACGGAAGTTTGTCGTATTCCGGGTTCCAAAGGAAGAACTGTGCTTTCGAGTCGGGCTTGGATTGCGGGCCTTCTAAGACGGGGCCGGCTTTCTTTGCCTTCTTCTTTTTCTTGCGCTTGCTGTCTTTGGGCTTGGCTGCGACTGGTTGCGTCACAGCTTGCTTCGGTAATTTTTCTTCGGGCACCACAGGCTGGCTCGCCGCGACTGGTGCCTTGTCGGGCGAGTCGCGAAAATCCTGCGCTTTGGTCTCTTTGGTGCTCTTTGGTGGTCCTTCAAGAGAGGCCGAATCCTGGTCGCCAACGGCGTGGACTTTC